AAATTTCTAAGATATTCTGGGCATAATCGTAAACTACGACATAATTATTGTATGAAGTCGTACCATGTGGAACGAACCAGCGGATTTGGTTTTTATTTGATACACAATAACCGTAAATAAAAGGGTCTAAGTTGGGGTCAAAGTCTTTAGTCCACGGTAATATGTCAGTTGAAATGTCTTCTTCTCTTAAAAAATTCCACCTGTGAAACTTATTATCTGAACCGTAATAATAAATATCATCACCGTTGTTGATTATTGAGTGTGGCGCACGGCATCCTACTGGTACGGTAGAAACCTCAAAGTCAAATATCTGTGTTCCTCCCACCCACCGGCCTATTCTTGCCCATTCTTCTTTCATAATTGCAAAGTAGTTGGCAAACTCTGTCGCTCCACTTATAGGAGATTGGTTTTCTATAAAATCACAGAAATCAGCAGCGGAGTTAGTGCCTATATTCGCTACTGCCGACCACCTTGCCCTTTGGGGTTGGGCAAACCCGCCTTCGGTAGTATTAAGCCATACTAACCTGTCTTTAAATTGGCTTACGAAACGAGCCGCAGTCATGTTTGTAGTATCTACATCAATTACCTGTCCTGAACCAGTCCATCTAATAGGAGCGTCTACTCCGTTTGTAGCCACCCAAGTTTCCCCTAAAATTTCGTCTTGAAAGATAGTTGTATACCAGTAATCGGCTAAAGCACTCCCAGTCTGGCCGGTAAAAAGTTTTCTAATTGTATAACCCTGATAAGTCGCTCCTGTGGGTGCGGAAACGAGAGTAATCTGTGTACCTGTATCTATTGAAGCTATTTGATACCAAGAAGCGTCCGAGTTTATATTTCCTGTCCCTAATTTAAAATAATCCCCTACCGAAACTTCTGTCATCCAAGCCGTACTTGTTCCCGTAACGATTAACGATGAAGCCCCTGTGCCTATCTTAGCTAGACCTGTTTGATATAATTTGTTAAGATAGACAAAGTATGTATTTGTAAAGTCGTAATACATAATGTCTTTATTGGTACAAACCATAAAATAGGAGTCATCATTAAACTTTGTGAATTGCTCCATTAACATCACATTGCCTTTTAACTGGGTTGTTTCAAATTTAGTCAGTCCACTCCTGCCAGCCAAGACCCCATTTACATACTCCATATTCCGTGAATAAGGGGACATTGCCTTATCTAAGAACTGTTCAGGGAAATTTAACTTTATCCCTAATGGATTATTTGGTACTAAAATAGGTTCTGTGTTTAGTTTCATTTAAATTCCTAATGGTAGCCAGTTAATAACGGGTGTTCCCCCTGTTACTGTTATCAACCAATAATCCCCCTTCCTTACAGGAAACATAATAGTATTGGCAGTATCATCATTACTATCGCAGACTTGTGTAGTTGGAGGATTATCTCCGTCAGTATATGCCTTCATCCTGTAACCTGCCGCTAGATAAGCAACCGCAAACCCATCTGTGGTTGCAGTCTGTACTCCTGTTGTTATACCTGCTACCCAAGCCCCAAATGCCCCGCTTATATAAGTTGAAGATATTGAAGCAGTCTTTACATCAATGGTTACTGAACCGGCAGTAGAAACTGTAAAAATATCTGTATCAAACATATTCCTAATTGCACCTAAAGGTGTTAGTTGTAAATCGGTAGTTGGTGCAGTATTAGGTGCTGAAGGAAACGAGTCAAACGAAACGGGGTTTGTAAACTGTGTAGTGCCTGCTGTGTTGACTTTTAATACATTTACCGTCCCACTCGTTGTGCCTACGCCGACTAAATACTCATCATTTGCTAATTGACCTACCCTTAACTGTCCACGATAACTGATTAAAGTAGACTGTCCTGAAGAGTTCCTGATTACAACCTCAGTCATCGTGCCTGTGGTAAGGCCGATAATATCTATTGCTGCTGCCGTTCCCGTACCCGGATTAGTTGTAGTAGCTGTACCGACTGTCAACAAACGCCCAAGAAGCAGTCCGTTGGTCGTACCAGTATCAACAAACCCGGCAAGTATATCATCTACCCTGTTTTCAATATCCTCCCGGACATCCCTTATCTTTGTCGGGCCATACTTGATTTGGGTATGATCAACCGGGATTGCTTTAGACCAAGTTCTTGTGCGTGTAGACATTAACTCTCCTCTATATAATCTCCTAATTCACTTAAATATTTTGCGTCTAATTCGTCTAATCCGTTTTTAAACAATGTCATTTGTTGTACTTCGCCCCGTCTTTTAATATCTCAACTACCATAGAGTCAAACGCTACTGTGTCCCCTGTTTCTAACCCGTCTTGCTCTATTGCACACTCAAAATAAATAGTGTAGTCTTTGTCGGCTGCATGGTTAAAGTAAACAGTCTGACCTACTATTTGGTAAAACTCAGGCGCTCCTGATGAAGAGGTGTGTACATAATCATTAAAAGACTTGGTTGAAGAGGGTTTTTCTATCCTTAAACGAGTACCCTCAGAGATATAGTAAACATCCCTTTCGTTTATAAACCCCGTAGGTAAGGAAACAGAAACATCTCCAGAAGAGAGAGTCGCTGTCTTTGCGGCATACATAAACCTTGAGCGTGTCCATAGAGGGAATTTTCTTAAAGCAGAGTTCATAAACCCCAATACTTTAGTCGCTAAGGCGGTATCTGAAGTATCTCCGCCTACCTCGGTGATAATCTCACTCTGAATTGTAGAAACTAACATTTATAGACTCGCTTGATAGAACCCGTTAATATACATTGCATAGGCCATTGAACCGCCTTTTGCTGGGTCATATTTCCTGAAACAAATCACTCTTCCTGCTTCCGCTGTTGAAGTCATATCAATAAACGCTTGCGGGTCTTGATAAGCTGTACTCGTATAAAGTAGCTGTAAAGCGTTTACTGGCGGATAACTGTCATCGTCTGCCGGTGTAACTGGTAAAGATATTTGTAAAGTGGTGTTTGTAATCAAGTTAGTTGTCGCTGCCCTTACAGACTGTACTTTAAAGAACACAGTACTACCTACTTGAATGTATTTTCCTACTGTGGTAAGTCCTGCTACCGATGTTTGGTTAAATGTTAAAGTCGGTGTATAGCTTGTCCACTCGGCATTTAAGACATTAATTACCGCATTTAAAGCGTTGCGTTCTTCTAATTCTTCCATGCCGACTTTGTTTGTAGCGGCGGTACTCATTTGGTCTTGGTAAACACTTACTTTTATTAAATTCGCTCCCATTTGTTCCTCCTTTATGCTACTTGGTAAATTCCCTGTATATAAGTCGCAACTCCTGTACCTGCAACTGTGGTTGTGTATTTTCTGAACTTAATAAACCTGCTTGCCGCAGTACCCGTTGTCATATCTATATATGCCTGCGGGTCGGTATAAGTCGTGTTTGTCAACTGTAAAGCACTTAACGCCGGGTAAGTATCATCCTCAGCCGGAGTTACTGGTAAAGTTACTGTCAAATCCGTAGTCGCTGTACCTGACTCTGTGGGGATTACGGTTTGAAACTTAAAATACACATTCCTGCCTACTTGTGTATATTTAGCCACCGTTGTCCAAGCTAATGTCGGAGTCCAACTTATCCAAGCGGCGTTAAGGACATCAATAGCCGCATTTAGTCCTTGCCTGCCTTCCAGTTCTTCAATCCCGATTTTATTGTATGAGGCAGTACTCATACCGTCTTGATATTCACTTATTTTTGGTAATATACTCATATTCACCTCTTATTTTTCCACTTCCCTTTAATATAAACCCATTTTCCTGTGCCTAATCTATATCCAGAACCGAAACCTCCGTAAGACATCACTCTGCCTCGGTTCAGATTTATCAAATCCCCAGCCGCTTCGTAAGAGCGGTTATAAACATCATTGTAATTACTATCCCTTTTTTTTTGATGGTCTTGTTGTGCTTTCTTTAATAGTTTTTCGCCCCCATCCAATTCTCGGTTATTTAAGACTTTTGGGGGTTGATGTTTCAATACTTCTAATCTGCGTTTTAATGCTCGTATATCGGGCATATTAATTGACGGTTGATAGGCTCAACCGCCAAAGCCATTACTTATGTTTGTTTCATTGACAACCTGCCGTTGCATCTGAAATTCTTAGCTACTAAGTTAGCGTAATACTTTAAAGTACCTTCCCAGTTTGTTCTTACTGAGGAGTTTCTTCTTAATATCCCGCCATTAGCTTCTGCTTCCAGCCATTTGAACGGTTCGGTCATTTCTGCTATTGTTAAACTGTTAAAATCAACCATGTACATAAATACTTCTGCCGCACTATCTTCAGGGCAATCGTAATCAAGCATGACTCCGCAATCTCCACCCATGAACTCTAAACCTTTCCAACCACCGCTTAAAATCTCTTTTAAGTCTGCGGTTTTTTTCAAGGATGTTAATAATGAGCCATACTTTGAGAACCCTTTAGGGCCGGCAAAGATGACAGAAGGTTTACCATATTCCATACATTGTAAATATACGGTAATCATCTGTGCTTCGGTGAGTGTTGCCGCCGTATCATCTGCTTGGCATTGCGCCCAAGCGTTTGAGGTACGGGAGATGTTCTGAATACTCTCCACATAGTTGCCTGTTGAAATTAAACCTTTTAACCCCATCATTTCTGCGTCGTTCTCTTTTGTAATGACGGAATTATTTGGCCAGCTTGATGCTGTTGACGCTAATGTTACCTGTGTTGAAGAGTCAACCGTAGAGATTTGGATTACTGAGTGTGTACCGATAGTGATATACATTCCGGGTACTAAATAACGAGTACCGGGAGTGTCAACTATCATGGTAGTCGTAGCCGGTGCAGTACCGTTTGTCAAACAAAGTTGTCCAGTACCATCACCAAACCATTGCCTGTTAATATCTTTCCTGAAGTCATCTTTTAGTGCGGTGATTTCAGAAGCCAATATAGAGGCGATAGCTTTCTTATCTCCATTTGCTGCTGCTTCAATAGCTTGGTCTGTTAATTCAAGCGTACCAAAGGTGTACTTAATCGTGGTGTAGGGATTACTGTAAGTAGATTTACCTGACCTCGGTTCAGTACCTTCTGCTACGGCGTAGATACCTGAATGCCTGCCTGTTCTGGCGGCAATGTATATCTGGTCGTTAGCGATAGTTACTCCAGAGTTCTTTCTTATTTTGTCGTAAAGAACACTCTCTGAAGGTAGCTGTGATTGTATCGTCGGTATTATTATCTTTTTTAATATAGACGATATATTACTAATCGTTAAAGGCATTTATTCTCCTTCTAGTGCTGCTTTTTGTAATTCTTCCTGTAATAAGTCCTCAATGTTAACCATTGTGGGCTTTGCTTTCATTACACTACCCGCCACTCCCGTAGGAGGTGGTACGGCAGTTTTCTTGCTTTGCAGGTACTTCTGTACTTTAGCTTCGCCTATTTTTTGAAGGGCATCGTAATACTTCTTGCCTACTTCGTGGATAGTTGAATTAAAGTCATTCTCATCAGAGTAATCTTTTGGATTATCCTTTAAGTAAGAGAGTACCATTGAACGCCAAGTCGCTTTTTCTTCGTCATTGTCAAAGGTGAGAGTTTTTTGTGTTTCTTCCAATGTCTTTGATAAGACTTGTTGGGCTTTCTCTACCAATTGAGTCTGCTCAGATTGCTTGTCCCTCTGTTCAAGTGCGTCAAGTTTGTCCTGTAATGGCTTGAGTTGGGCTGTAATCGCACTCAGTTGAGAACGGAGTGCTTTCGCATACGGGTCGTTGGGGTCTAAACCTTCCAATTCCGTAGTTATGGCTTCCTTCTGTTCCTGTGCTACTTCAGCTTTATCCTGCATTACTGCCAATACTTTTTGCAACTTCGCCGGATTAGTTTTTAAGTAATCGGCAAATCTAACTAATTCGTCTAATTCTTTTCTTTGCTGTGCTAACTCTGTTGTTTTCTTGGTGTAATCACTCTGAAGCA